TGCCATCACCGTCAGAAAGAACGATGTAGTTACTTGCGGTACGGATATCCAGACCGCCTTGATTACCGTCGTAATTGCCGATAATCGTGTTCTTGTTGCCGTTTGTAATTAACGAACCGGCAGCACTACCAACAGCCGTATTGTTGCTGCCTGTAGCCGTTCCAAGCGCACTCTGACCAATTGCAGTATTGTTGTTGCCATTCAGGTTTGCAGTCAGTGAGCCAGCACCTACAGCGGTGTTCAACGAACCGCCTTGGTGACTAGTCATTGCTACATGGCCTACAGCAGTATTCCCAGTTCCACCAGTGTTGCTAGTCAAGCTGAGATTGCCGACTGCTGTATTCAGATCACCGACCGTGTTAGCAGCGAGGGCGCTTCTACCTAGAGCGGTATTCGTCAGGACAGATCCAAGACCCTTGCCAAGCGTTACTCCGTTTGCCGTAAGGTCTTTGGTAACAGTTATTGCACCAGTCGAGTCAGCGATAGATGCTGATGCAGTACCATCTTTAGCCTTGATGTTGGTTACTTCAATCGTAGTCAAATCAAGAACGGTCGACACGCTAACAATACCAGTCGAATCAGCAATCGTGATAGCAGCAGTGCCATCCTTCGCTTTGATATTGGTTACTTCGATATTCGTTAGGTCTACCGTTGTCGCAACAACATTACCAACCCAACCATCTGACGAGAAATAACCAGCGGACGCACCACCTACAGCAACACCCAACTGATTAGCAGCAAAACCATACAGACCAGTATCAAGATCACCGTACAGTTGGATGCCAGGCGCAGCAACAGTGCCTTGTGGAATGACATAAACATCCATTGCACCGGATTGCCATTCTTTCAGATCACTCATCAACTCCCGAATGGCATTGTTGATCCCGCTAGGCGCACAACCCTCTGCAATATTGATACCGTTGATGTCGGTATTGTTGCCTGGGGTAGTGGAAAATTCACTGATTTTGGTCTTTGACATGATTATTCAACCTCAACGGGAGGGGTAAGCAACCCACGCATTGCGCCTGGCGCACTGAAGTACGTAGCTGGGCCACGTTGAACAGGACGCCCCATTAGAATCTGAGAAATTAACTCGTCGACTTTAGCTTGAGTTCTTGCCCCTGCAAGCTCTCGTGCAACAGAACCAACCGCAGGCGCAGCAACAGCACCAACAGGCCCGCCAACAGCATATCCAGCACCAGATGACACGCCACCAGAGACTACGCCAGTAGGAGCCAACTTGCCAAAATAACGCAGTACGTTCTCGATAGAGCCGCCACGAACAATGTCTTTAATTAACACCTGCTCTTCTTCGTTAAATTTTCGCATCCGAGTCTTGTTCTTTGCCAGTTGTCTAAACTGGATTCGTATAGCGTTCTCAATACCTGATTGGCTGTAGTTTGTTGCGCTGTTAGCAGCCCTTTCCATCAACTCATCGATTTCTTGAGCTTTTGCGCCTTTGCTATACAGATTGCGTGCTTCTTTTAAATACTGTACTGATGTTTGCGGCTCAACAGCCTCACCAGAAAGCTGTCTCAACAAAGCCTGCAAGTTGGGCGCAGATACAACTAAATCTTCGTCTTTTATACCACTTACGAAGTCATCAAGTTTTGACTTTAAAGCAACACCCATCTTTGACTCAGACGGGTCTGTTGATGCTGCTGCGTTACTAGCAATGCGACGCAATCTCTCAACACGATCTAGCGACAGCGGTTGTTGAGCCTGAGCATTAAATTCATCTAAAAATGCAGCAATCTTAGGTTGTGCAACAGGCAGATAACCTAGATCATCAACAGTCTTAAATAGCTCTTTAGACGTCTTTTGCAAACTCTGCGGGCTAATAATCACACCAGAAAGGTTCGCTCGTTCGTATGCTGCGCTTGCGGCTTGTTTCATCGCCTCAGCAGTCGGCACAATCTCGCGCTCGCCTCTACGGGCGCCCATAGCACCGCCAGCAACAAGTGACGCCAACATCCCGGCAGTTTGGCTATCTGCAACATCTGCGACAGCTTCACCAACCGGAGGAGCAGCAGCTCCGGCTAAGATCTGTTGACCAGGCGCAGCAGCCATTTGACCAGCCATAGCCCTGCCGGTAGGTGTTACAGCGGTTTGTGCAAGCCTTGCCATTCCTGGGAGCGTGCCCATAGCGCCAGCAGCACCACCGCCAGCAGCGGTCATCATTTGCTCTGGTAGGGTTTCTGGTTGAGGCAAACCCATCATCGTCCCAACTCTACCAATTGCCTGCATAGGCGTTGGGATGCGCATTGATTCTGGCGCTGCGACGTTGTACAACTGAGTTGCAGCTTCAGCGGCTGGCACAGCGAGAGCACCAGCAGCCATTCCAACCGGGCCAAATGGAGCACCAATTGCAGCACCAGTTGCAACAGGCAATGCACCCCTAGCAACCAAACCAGGAATTCGCATAACCCGTTCTTCAATGGGCCTGCCACGAGTTAAATAGTCCAATGACTCAGTAGACGAATACCCGGCCTTCATGGCTTCCGTTAACGGGTCTGCTTGGATGCCTTCTTTAATCAGGTAGCTAACAATTTCGTCATCTTTGTAGCCTTGAGCACGAGCCTGATTGATCCGGTCAGCAATGCTTTTAGCCATGATCGTTACCGCCGTTTGAAAATATCATCAAGAGTCTGTGCTGGCGCTGTTTGGCGCTTAATCACCGACTTGCGAACATCTTCTTCAAGAGTCCTATTTCGAGGGTAATCCAACTGATATGCATCATACAACCCCTGCATTGCTTCTACAGTTGCATTGCTGAGGATGTCTAGTTGCTCACGAAGTTGGTCAACGGTTTGTGCCTGCGACAATGCAGCTTTTAGGTTCTCAAACCTTGCGCCTTCACGTTCCGTTAATGAGCCAACACTAGACCCCGTGGGCGATTGTTGACGCAAGTTCAGAATGCCAGCAATAAAGTTTCGGTTCTTAAGATTGTCGAGCAAAGCTGCCGCATCAGCCGCTTTTGTACCAGGAATAGCAGACAAAGCTTGCCCGCCAAACCCGGTTGCAGTTTTAAGACCAGGATGGTTTCTGACCTGTTCTACAGCATCACGCAAATCACGCAAGTCTTTAATAGCCGATCTTGTTGCTGTTACCACTTTAGGTTGTGCAACCTGTAGCTCATTTTTAAACTTAAGCGGTATGGCTTCGTTTTGAATAGAAGGAACCATACCGGCAGTAGGTTCTACTCCAGTAGGTGCCGCAGTAGGCTGAGCTGGCGGTTGAGCTACAGAAGGTGTAGCAGTTGGCTGTGGAGCAGCAGGCATACCAGTACCAAGAACCGGGAATGTCGGCCCAGAAAGTGCTCGAATTGTTCCAGTAAGATCAATGCCAGTTTCTGCTTTCAGCGTTTCTGCTTTAATTAGCATGTCCGCCAAATCTTTTGGTGAAGGCGTTTGCTGGAACTTTAAGATATCAGCAAGTTGATTTGGCTTAAGTTGGTCAACTGGCGTGCCTGGGAAGTTAACAGCGGCATACAATGAGCCAAGATCAGATAGTTTTGGCGTTTGCCCAGGCTCAAAAACAACTGATGTCTTGTCGGTTATTGGGTCAACTTTAACAAGTTTCCCGCCAATTTCTCGATAATCTGGCTTAGCAGGAGTACGCATTTCCTGAGCTGTTTTAGCTGCGGTTGTGAATTTTGACAACTGTTCCGGCGGCAAGAACTGAGCAAGCTGACTCATAGCCTCTTGATCGCCTGCCAACGCTCTCGGAGCAAGTTGCTGCATCATCTGCTGCATTTGCTGCTGTTGACGCTGCTCTGCAATCTTCCGCGCAAGTTCCATCTCTTGCAGACGTTGGCTATATACGTTTTGATATGCCTGCTGACCAGCAGACAAACCTTGTATCAACCCTTGTCCCAAACCAGGACGTACAGCAGCAGGCCCACCAGCAGCCAACAGACCTAGGCCGAGGTTCAACAGACCTGCTTGCCTAGCCTGACCCTGTAGACGTTTAGCCTCTTCCTCACCCAACAGACCAGATGCGTAAGAGGGTGCTTGCGGAAACAACAGAGATGCAATATCCATGATTCACCTCACAGCAGCGTTACTGGGCGCTGTTGAACGAGTTTAGGTGCGAGTAATGACTGAATGGGGCTGGTAATGTCTACGGGTCTACCAGGCGTAACAGATGCGGAAGGCGCTGCTGTTGGAGATCGTGACAACAGACCGCCGATGATAGGCCCAAGAAAATTAGAACCGCTACCTTGCTGTTGACCGCTACCTGTTGCAGCTTTGAATGCTTCTTTTAGCGCATCAGTTACATTTCCAGCAAATGCCCCACCAGTCAGATAGTCAGTAACGTCTTTAAGTGTAGCAGCAGGGCCAAGTGATGTGATTGGAGACGATGTAATAGGCGCTCCAGTTACCGTTAGGTCTGAAAGAGGCCCATATCCTTCATTGCTATACAGCGCCGCTTTTGTCGGATCGCCAGTGGTAACAGGAGTCATCGACCCTTCAACAGCGGTCGTGTTAATAATGTTTGCTGTGTCAGGCGATAACACGCCAGCAGGAGTTTCAACAACTAGAGGCGTAACAGGTAGCGTAGGGCTTAACATGAGCGCCTGTGCTTCTGGCGTCAACTGACCGGCAATGTTCTCAACAGTAAGCGGAGGCTGGGCAAGAGTTCCTGTTAGAGCAGTATCACCAGGAACCAATACAGGCTCGCTGATAACAGGAGGTGGAGTCATTGAAAGGCTAGGTTCTACCCCAGGCGTGTAGATTCCAGCCTGATTGATAGAATCTAGGATGTTAGACGACCCTAAGAGGCTAGGCGTCCCCATAGACGCCTCTATCGCAGCAAGATCGCTTGCAGCAACTGCGGCAGCATCAGCGCCAGGTGCCATCAACGCACCACCTAACCCGCTTATTAAAAGATCTCTAGTATCACCACCTTTTATAGCAGCTTGACCTACTCCAGCTGCGGCACCAGCTAGAGCAGGGTTTGCCAATAACCCAGCACCAGCAGGGCCAAGCGCTAAACCACCTACGTATGTTAAAAGCGCTGCGTTTGCTGTTTTAGCGAGTTGGTCAACAATCTTGTCTAAACTCGCACTCCCTGTAAGCGTAGACGATTGATATGCACGAGCTTCAGGCGCACCGCTTGCACCATAACTAATAGCGATATTTGTACGATCACCTTGGTCTGTAGGGATAGTCCCCGGAAGTGGGTATACCTCAAACCCACCTGGTGTAGCCTGTCCAGACATCTGCGAGCCTGTGTACCCAAGCTCATTGAAAAGTTTGATTGCTTTTTCACCAGGATAAACAAGCCCTGTCGTTACCTGTCCATAGCCGTCTACATAGGATTGGATTGGTATTAAGTGTTGCGTCTCTGCGGCAGTAAGTTGCCGACCTAGAGCAGGGCTGTAGTATCCACCCAAAACCATCTCAGGTTCTGGACGAGAACCATACATAGGCCCACTTTCACCTTGACCAATGATTTCGTCGACATATCTAATTCGACCTGACGGAACCATGATGTCCGTCACCTGCATTTGCGCTGGGTCAGACGGAAACGCTTCTTTTAGCAGTTCTTGCAGTTGTGACGCTGATACGGCCATGATGTCACCTACTTCTTAATGCCAAGATACGTCAGCAGACCAGACGCAACAGCAGCAGGGATGTTCAGACTGCCATCCGACCCCAACACAGCACCGCCAGCTAGTGCAGCACCAAGAGACTGCAAGGTTGGATCTGATGTGTACTCAGTCGATACGGTCTGACCTGTTGGGATACCAGACATACCTGATAGGAAGGTCTGTAGCCGTATATACGGTGCCATCTCTTCTTCTTGGAATTTCTGCATTTTCCCAAGGTTTTCAGCTTGAGTGTAGCCTTCTTGAATCTGACCGACTCGCAACGCTTTTTCTGCATCGGCATACCTAGCTTGAGACAACGAAGGAGCAAGGGCAGATGCAGCTTCTTGACGCCCACGCTCAGACTCGTAACCTCTAAACGCCAAAGTTCCACCGATGTTGGAAAGTTCCCTCGCTAACCCAGTTGCAGCACGTTCCTGAAGCTGTTGCGCTGCACCAGATCCATATCTACCAGCACGAGAGGCTTGTGAGGTGATGTTTGCAATCTGATCCTGGAAAGCCTCTTCTATAGGCGTTTTGGCGGCAGCAAACGCGCCAGTGAAAAACGGGTTCAAGCCTAGATAGTCACCGCCAATCGTTTTTTCTTGCTGCGAAACAGCTTCTGTCAGAAGTTTGTTAGTGCCAGTGGCAGTGTTGTATGCACTGAGAAGTGCAGCTTTTGTTTCTGCACTTGGCTTAACATATCGATCACCTTGATACACCCCAGGATCACCCTCGCCATACAAAGTTTCTAGTCGATTAGCGGCAAGCTGGTAAAGGTTTGATGCCCCACCAGATGGGGTAAGCGCTCCAGGCGCGGACGTAACGGTAGATGAAGATGGGCCACTCATGTCACACCTCTGCTGCCCACTTGACGGGCTTAAAACCCTGCTCAGGAGCTACCTGCTCCCAGCCAGGACGTAATGATGAAAAGGTTAGTTTCTTAGCACCAGACTCTTTTGCAATCTGCTTGGCAAGCTCCATAGCACCGTCCAGATTCCACTCTGCCCAGCCAGCCCACAAGTGCATTGCAGTCCGCTCTGGCTGCATGACAGCAAACGCTACAGGCTTACCATCTTCTACAGCCAGCCACAATGCTGCACGGCGCTCCTTACATTCAACGTAGACATCTTCCGGCAACCAAGGTTCCGGCGATACTTGCGCGATCTCAACAAGTTTAGGACGCACCCACTCCCATACAGAAGCAAGCTGTTCAGGTTGTACGTATGTTTTAGCCCAGGACGACATATTTGTAGGTTTTGTTAGCAGTTGAGTTAGCAAAATGGTTGACGGTGCATTGACCCTGAATCTGGTTCGATGCGTACACATCCGAGGTTGATGACTCGTCTACCTTGTTAGCAGTGACAATCACACTTGGAGTAGATGGCCGAGTCGGGCTTGTCTGGGTAGGAAGCTGTTCAAGAATCACAGCAGTGTTAGTAGTCGACCACATTATTTCAACGTAGTCACCAGCATTAACTTGGTTGTAAAAGTTTAACGCTGCAATCAAGTGGCCTTTAATAGAACCATGCTTGTTAGGAACCGAGAACTTCGAGTTAGACCCAGCAATGTCAGTACCGTTCTTTCTGAACCACACATCGACATCTTCAATCTGCGAGTTATCGTTAGCAAACTGAATCGAGAACTGGATGTTATAAATACCACCCGTCGCAAACGTGATCCGAGAGTTGCTAACAACACTGACACCGTTGCTGAAGTCTGTCGTGTCTAGTGTGATCGCATAAGCAGTTGTGGTGCTTGCAGCAGACTGGTCTGTGGTGTCTTGAAAAGCCCCGAATGGCACGTTATCCGTGTTAGCCGCAGCAGAGGCAGCTACAAACAGAATAATGCTTTCCTCGCTGATTCTGGGATCATACAGAGTGGTTGTAGTTGCACCACCCGTGGCAAGTGTAATGGTGCCTACAGAGTTGATCTTACCGTCGAGAGTCCGATTGACGATCTCTGCAATGTCCCGAGGTGTACCGCCCTGCTGAGGTAGTCTGCGAAACATCACCGACCCCCTGCTGGGACTATCTCAACCTCTACACCAGTTGCGTTTGTCCAGTTGCCTGTTGGCGTCAGCGAAACCCGGTGATACCGACCGATTGACCGTAGTGGAATTCTGTTTTCACTCGATGCTGCAACAGCGGTTGAGTAGTTCAAATCACCATCCAACCTAAACCTACTAGCGACAGATACTGTTGCAGAACCATTCGCAATGAGTGGCCTCGCAAGCCTCAACATTGTATTAACAGGTTGTTCTATGTCACCTGTCGTAAGAACGGCAGTCAACGGTGTACCGCTGAACGTGACAATCTTTGCGTCCCTAACGCCACCGAGAACGATCTGCCCACCAGCCCACAAACGAGAGTCAAGCGACGCAGGAAGCGCATCCAGTGAGGCAGAATAAATATCTAAACCCTCTACCGTTACAGGCTGTGTCGCCAATGTAGACACATAATCAGCCGTTGTCTGAGCATAAGACCATTTATCTGCTGCCCAGTTATAGATAAGCAGATAGGTTTCGGCAAAGGTATTCTGGAATCCCCAGATCACGACCTTATTAACCGGGTCAATCGCAGCAGAGATGTTCTGAATTACAGTAGGAGCAACGTTATCAAAGAACCACTTGTCTATACGATCATTTCCAATCGGTTTGACAGTCTGCCCATCGCATACATAAAACCCGTCATCAGACAAGAAGTACGTAAAGCCACCAGACTGCACAATGCTACCGCGACTCATGCAGCCAAGACTACGAGTGATATTGTCAAATTGGAAGTACAGGGGCGCACCAATGTACGTCATCCGGTAGATGCTGCGCTCCAACAAGACAATGCCGAACTCACCACCTGTAATCCCCATGATGTCGCCACCATCGGGAATGAACTGGCTATCAGACTGAGAACCAGTACCAGGCGTCCAGTTAGTCTCGTCGTTTACATCTGACCAAAAGACCTTATTTGGATCTGCTGTAGTTCCCGCAGCCACAACAAAGTCCCGAACGACAGTCACATACTTAGCAGCAGGCGCAGCAGCATTAAGGTCTGCAAAATTGGTAGAGGTTCCTAACGTATAACCCTGTAGCTTGTTTTTCCCATTGGACATAATGAGAACGCCACCGAATTGAGCATGATCCCAGAAATCAGTTACCGTATAAGCCGTGACACGAGATACGTCATCTAGCGCAATGTTAGTCGGGTTGAACTTAAATATCTTGTTCTCTCCAGCAGCGAATAGATACTGCGTGCCAGCGAACTTGATCGGTATGGAAACATACAGATTCTGACTAGCTGCGGCACTAATATCTTCTGCTTCTTCCAGCGGCAAATAACCAACATTTGTTGGAATGATGTTCTTAGCCTCTGAGAGATTGGAAGCAACCCCAGGTCTGTCAGGCGTCCACTGATCGAACAGAATCTTCATCGCGCAGTCACCGACATTGTTAGCGGAGATGCACTGAACTCACCCCGATCATCCGACTCGCGTAGACCCAACAGGCCACGGTCATACATAGCCTGCCAAGTCGCAAGACGAGCATCATTCATCAGATACGGCTCGGCCTCTGCAAGACTTCCATACAACAGAAGGTCAGGACAGTTCGCAAGAAAGACGTTAGACGTATTGGCGTCACTCAGAAACGCAGGCGCAGCGTAGTACAGAAGAGGCACAGAGTAGGTCGTGTCAGGCGTGGCACCAAACTTAATCTGACTCGACAGAATCGTGTAGTAGTTTGGCTTGTTCTGTTCGTATGTGCGACCGTTGCGCTCAAGGGTTGACGGTGTGAGATACGTCAACGTCCAGGTAGGGTCGCCATCGATATAGATGTTCTTGAGTTCAAGAAAGTCGCTCGGCAGATTGACCGTTGATGTGCCGCCAGTCGTGGTTAGCGTGGTCGACAGTAGCATTTGCCGGATGCGTAGCTCACGGCGCAGTCGAATCTCAGCAAACTGGATAAAGTCAGGAATCTGACTGGTAAGGTCACTTCTTGCGAGATAGTTTGCGACGCTGGTCTTTAGGTCGCTGTACGTTGTGATTGCCATGTTTTACGTCATCCCATCCAAACGTCCTCGCCCCGGTATGTCCAATGTGCATAGACAAATCGTGGTCAACGTGAACGGGAATGTCGCTTTCTAAGCACTTCACACAGAAAGTAACGTCTTCCCCGATAACCCCACCATGATCCGTCCAGATAACGTCATGCCAAGGTTGCGGAACTTTCTCAAAGACTTCTCGCCTGATTAGTGTAACACCGAACCCTACCGCTGTCACCTGTTCTATGCCCGTTTTACCCCTCGATTCAACCTTGTGCCAGACCTGAGATACCTCTGCACCTTTCTTGATTTCCAGGTTTAGAGCAGTCGGCAATACAGGCTCTCTACGGGTAGTTGCGTTAACTCCAAGAACCGGGACGTTTCTAGCCAAAAGCACCTCTAGCGTGTTACTCGGGAACCGCATGTCGCTGTCGATCCACAGCACAGCATCGGCACCCATTTCTAACGCTTCGTGAGCTAGTTTCTCTCTCTGCGTAAATATCAACGTACCAGGCATCTGTAACAGTTCAATCTCGACTTTGCCACGTTTGGCTTCGTATTGAACTAATTTGGCAAGGTCAAAACAGAACCCGGCCATAACCTCATCACGACATGGTACGCAGATAGCTACTTTCAAATTGTCCCCGGATGCGTTCTAAAGAAACGGTTATCAGGATCGTTCAAGAATGCTTTGAATCGCGTCTGATCGATGACAGTAAACCCCTGCATGATCTTGTCACGGTTCAACTGATCGACAACAGTAAGAGGCAGGCGTGCAACGTGGGTAATGACCTCATCGAACTTACCGTCTGAGTCATTGTATTGCCGCTTGTTAGCATCGATGATTTTAGAAACATCCTGCCTTGTTTCCAGAATCACCCCGTCATCAGTCTCATGTGCGACTGTATAACGTCCATCTTCAACTGAGAATAATTTCATGTAAACAGGGGAGAGGTTGCCCCCTCCCCTCCCTAGCTTACAGCGCCGGGTTTAGATCGGCCGCCAGACCATGAGCTGCCTCGTTACGCATCTCGAGGGTGAACTCAGCAAGAAGCTGGGTCATCTCGCTATCGCCCGTCTTAGCCAGATCATTGGTGGCAAACGGACGCAGATACGCAACAGCAGCATACTCAGGATCGATCAGGAACGCATCACGGGTACGGATGAAGCGATCAGGCGTGACCGACAGCGTGCCAAAGTCCGACATATAAACGTCAGCAGCACCGATAATCGTCGTCGGCTGGTCACCAGGCGCCATGTAACGCTGGGCAGCAATACCGGCGAAAGCAGACACCTTCTGCTTCAGACCCGAATTGACAACCAGCATCGTGGGATTACCACCGCTGTCGAACACTTCAGCAACAACAGTCTTCAGGATTGCCTCGGTAAACGTGCGGGTGGCACCATCCGAGCGGGTCGATACACCAATCGTCGTGGGATCGGTGCCAGACGTACCTGCGTCAGTGTTGGTCTTGATCCAAGACAGCAGGGCACCCAGCTTACGAGCACTTGACGAGGAACCAGCATCACGGCCTTGGTTAGCACCGAGAATGGTTTCCATGTCGCGCTTAAGCTCGCTGGCAGCCTTCGAAAGCTGATAAGCCTTCTCCGACTTGCGACCGGCCTTGTTAACCGCTTCCAGGGTGCCGGAGACTTGAATCGTCTTCTGCACGATCTGGCAGTAGTTGCCTAGACGGGTCGTCGGGCTGATGGTCGCGGATACCGCGGTCGCGCCCTCAACGGCCGCATTCGCACTGGTAGCGGCGGCAAGAGAATCACTCTGCCACTCATGGAATACAGCGGTTGCCTTGGTGCGAGCAAGGGTCGACAGAATAGGGGTTTCGGTAGGGCTGATGTCGTAGATAACGTCGATCAGGTCTTCGCGTTGGCCAATGGCCGTATGAGCGGTAAAGGTAGGCATGATGTTCTCACAAGAATTTTTCAAAAAGGGACGCGGCATCTCTGGCTTTACCAGACTTCCGCAGGCGGTTTCGCTCAGCCTTATACGATTCAGTTTCTGGTTGTGCAACCTTCGCAGCGCCGGACTTAAGAACCGGCGGTGGCTGACTGCTAGCCTTTGGTCGCTGGCTCATAAGTTTGTCGTACTGCGCAGCCTTCCAAAGGGCTAGAACCGCACGGCTGTCATACGCTGCTCCAAGTTCTTGATCCGTAAATCCCAACTCTCTGCCAGCATTCAGAATATCTGCTTTAACAGTCTCAGACTTTTCTGGATGTGCATAGTCTGGCAACTTGTCACTGAGCTTTTTGGCTTCTTGAGCTAAATGAGCCTGCAATGCTTGCTGCTGCTCGGATTGTCGCATCTGTGCGAGTCGTTGCTGTTCAGCCTGTATCGCTCTCAACTGCTCTTTCTTGTCAATAAGCTCAAGTTTCTTGATTGCGTAATTAAACGGATCAATCTCTTTCAGAGCTTCTACGTCTTCCGGTTTGTTCTGCTCGGCAAGAACTTTTTGAATAAGTTCCAGACGTTGAGCGTACTGATCCCGGAGTTGTTTCGCTTGCTCGACAGCAGACTTTTCAGCCTCAACAGCTTTACGCTGTTCTGCGAGCGCCTGGGTCTTTTGAGTGTAGTCAGTGCCTAATTGATACGACTTAATGAGTTCATCAATGGTAACTTCGCGTTCCTCACCTGCGGCTTTCACCCGGTAGCGCGGCGTTTCCTCGACTTGCTCTTGTTGCACCTCTTGCGTTTCTTCCTGCGGCTCTTGAGTCGGCTGTTCGCCTTCATCGGCCATCATTCCGAGAATCGCATTGGCTGCACTGTTTACATCCAGCGGGCCACTTCCTGACGGATTAGTGTCCATATAACCCCTATAAGATTTTCCAGCGTTTCGACTTAATCTCAGTCGTTGAGGCTATTCCCTCAAAATGACTGATGATCGCGTCAATTGCACGAATCATTCTATAAAAATTCTCTCTTTTGTCAATATCTGACTCGTGAGTATTTAGTAAAGCCTCGGTATAGATAGACTTTAACTTGTTCAGTTCACCGCGAAACTCATCGTCTCGCATCAGGTTAGCAGCGCGTTCTGGCGTCATCCGGGTATCTCAACATTCGCAGAAATACCCGCTCCAATCTTGGCAGCTTTCAGCTGAGCCTCAACCTGAAACTCTTGCTGTTTCAATTGGAGTTCAGCCGCAGCCTTTTCTCTGGCCAGTTGAATATCAGCCTGAGCCTTGAGTCTTTGAGTCTCAATCGCCGCCATCGCTTTCTGCTGCTCAATCTGAATCTGAGCCTGAGCCTGCGCCATCATCGCATCCAACGCAGGGTTGCCCTGTTGCTGTTGCGGAGGCTGTGCAAGCTGCTGGTCAATCTCAGGCGTGATCTCTTTGAAGAACTCGGTCGAGTCTTTGAACCCTGCCGCCTCAATAAATCTACCAAGAGTCGCACGATACTGCCCGACAGACACAAGCGGATTGGCAGGGCCATAACCCTGAAGGATCTGCTCTTGTTTCGCAAGAACCATCTGGAGCATAGCCATCTGCTCTTGCTTTGTGCCCGTCCCAAGACCGACAGAGATAGTTACATCATATTGGTTCGACCACTCTCGCGGATCCATCGGCACAAACTTGCCGCGCATCCTGATAAGTCTGGGTTGGTCTTGATACTTGCAGAGTAGATGCAGAATACCCTTAAACAGGCTTTTTACACCCGTCTCAGCGAACAATCGAGCAATCAACTCTAGCTTGCCCTGTGCGGCCCCCATAGTGGCCGCTACAGCCGCCGCAGTGACGTTTTGAAGGACGTTAGGGTCTAACCCCTGCTGTGCGTCTGAAACGCCTGTGCGCTTGCTCTGAACGTTGTCAAAGTAACCCAGCATCGGGAATGCACTGTCAGCGATATTCGGCACAACCATCGGCGTTATCGCACCGGCTGACTTCATGCGGACAACACCACCAGGCGTGACGTTCAGAAGGTCATCCAGATTCACCTGACCCTCAATCGCACCAACCCGCGCATTGTTCGACAGATACAGGTTATCCAGAGCCTGCCTGACAAGGGTGGACTTAATCAGTTGCAAGTCCATCGTCCGATCAGCCATAGACTGACCGAAAAACTTATGCGGGATCGGGAACGGGCAGATTACATGGAACGGCACATAATCAACCGGAATGTTGGCTTTTGTGCCATCAGCCCGAGTGAGAATCTTCTGGTTGCTGTAGTAAATCTGGCGAAGTTCTGCAAGGCCGTCATCGTCTGAGTCTACGTAGATATAGCACTCGTAAACCTCGACTTCCTGCATGGACTCATCAAGACTCTCCTGCTCGAACGGTTCTTCACCCGGTGAGTACCGAGCGATCCGCTCTTCGGTAAAGTCCAGCGAATTGAACTGAGGCAGGCTGTAAACCTCATCCTTGTCAAAACCCATCTGTACAAGCTCAGTGCGCGGTACAAGACTACGATGAGCACAAAAAGGCATCTTCTCCGATCCGAATACCGCTTTCTTGCTGACGATAAATTCTTCCGGCGGTACGCACTCAATCGCAACACGACCAGACTTGTCTTTCTTTCTGACGGTAACGGTTGAATTTGTCGACATCATCGGCTGACCGTCAAGACCCATCATGACGTTGCCATCAGGCCCGAGCATTTCTTCCTGCTCGATACTCTGCCCAACAATCTCTCGCGTACCGTCTGACAGCAACAGAGCGAGTTCAGCATCGGTAAGGTTCCGATACTCTTCCTCGGTAACATCAATCCGCTCATCCCAGTAGGCTTTTACCGTTCCAGTTTTAGCCGTGAGAGCGTCCCAAAACCACTGATGCAGAATCGCAAAACCTGGGTTGTCTTTGTAGAAAACCCAGTTACAGTAGTCTGTAGCTTGTTTGGCAGTTTCTTCGTCACCAGGCCCGACAGGTTCGAATCGAACAATATCGTCGCTCGCAGTAAAAACACGCATCAACTGAGGTAATGCACCATCTACGGCTTCTGCAACCTCACCCGTTACGATCTGGCTTCGACCCTCTACTTCATTTCCATACGGGTTGCGCAGGTAGTAATTCAGGGCTTCAGCACGCTGGGCGGTTGTTTCGCTATCCAGCATGCCAATGGCATCATCAATCTCTGCACTCAGGATTGATGCAAGGCGTCCTTCATCCATTTTTCTGCTCGCTTGGTATAGGGGCGCTTCTCTTCCTTTTCGGTGAGTAGCTGCCGGAGTTCGTTGATCTGCTGGCGTAGTTCTGCAATATCACGATCATAGTCACGCCGCAAAACGATATTGCCCTGTGGGACTAGCATTAGACCACCCAACGTGTGTTAACAGGCAAGGGTTTGCCCCAGTTGTCATTATTCATCATATCTAACGATTGAGCAAGGTATCGGAAGGCGTCAGCAGCGTGAGAATGCTCATCGTGCAAAGGCGCACCA